ACTGTGGCGGCAACCGATGTAATCATCTTGAATCAAAAGTCAGGCACTGATTTGTACGACTTGATGGTCACTGCGGTGGCGGCGGGTAGTTTTAACATCACATTCCGCACCACTGGCGGCACGACTACAGAAACGCCCGTATTTAACTTTGCGGTTATCAAAGCAGTTGCGGCTTAATGAAAACGCCCATCCTTGGTTCAACCTATGTAGCACGTAGCGTCAATGCTGCGGATGCCCGCATGGTAAACCTGTTTCCCGAGATCGTGCCAGAGGCAGGCAAGGAACCAGGCTTTTTAAACCGAGCGCCTGGCTTGAACTTACTTTCAACGGTAGGCACCGGCCCCGTTCGAGGGTTGTGGGCGTTTTCATCTAACGACAGCACGGCCTTTGTGGTGTCGGGCACCGAGTTGTACAAAATTACTACTGCGTACGCTGCTACGCTGATTGGCACCGTAGCTGGCACCGGCCCTGTCAGTTTGGCCGACAATGGCACTCAGTTGTTTATTGCGGCCAATGGCCCGAGTTACATATATAACAACACCACAAACGTCTTTGGTCAGATCACTGACCCTGACTTCCCCGGCGCTGCAACTGTCTGTTACCTAGACGGCTACTTTGTGTTCAACCAACCAAGCAGCCAATTGATGTGGGTAACTCAGTTGCTGGACGGCACATCCATTGACCCGCTAGAGTTTGTCAGCACCGAAGGCTCACCTGATGGCCTGCTGGCCGTAACGTCCAACTTTCGTGAGGTGTGGGCCTTTGGCACAAACTCAATTGAGGTCTGGTACGACTCTGGCGCAACAGACTTCCCCTTGCAACGCATTCAAGGCGCGTTTAACGAGTTAGGTTGCGCGGCTCCCTTTTCTATAGCCAAGATGGACAACGGCATTTTTTGGCTTGGCCGTGACCGCCGTGGTCAAGGTATTGTCTACCGCGCTAATGGCTATTCGGGTGTTCGCATTTCTACCCATGCTGTTGAATGGCAGATTCAGCAATATGCTGACCTGACGGACGCTATTGCGTACACATACCAACAAGACGGCCACAGCTTTTATGTGCTGATTTTTCCTAGTGCTAACACCAGTTGGGTTTATGACGCGGCAACGCAAGCTTGGCATGAGCGTGCAGGCTTTGACAATGGTGAATTTACCCGCCACCGCAGCAACTGCCAAATGGCGTTTAACAACAAAATCGTTGTTGGCGACTTTGAAAACGGCAATATTTATGCGTTTGATTTGGATGATTATTCGGACAATGGCAGCATTCAAAAGTGGTTGCGCTCATGGCGAGCGCTGCCAACCGGCCAGAACAACCTCAAACGCACGGCACATCACAGCTTGCAACTGGACTGTGAAACCGGCGTGGGGTTAAATCTGTACCCTGGGTATGACAGCGAAAATATTGACACTGAGTCAGGGTTAGACCTTATAGCTGAATACGTACAAACGTTTTTAACAACGCAATCGGGTGTTACTCTAACTACCGAGGCTGGGGACGGCTCTGAACCTTTAGGTCAATACGAACTGTCGGATACCGATATTAGCGGGTACAACTTAGTGACCACGGCTTACCTTGCTGCACCAGGCTACGACCCTGAAGTTATGCTGCGCTGGTCAGATGACGGCGGTCATACTTGGAGCAACGAACATTGGTCACCAGTTGGCAAAATTGGTGCGTATGGTCATCGAACCTTTTGGCGTCGGCTGGGCATGACTTTAAAGCTGCGTGATAGGGTCTATGAACTCTCAGGCACTGACCCTGTAAAAATTACAATCATGGGCGCTGAACTCATTTTGAGTCCAACAAATGCCTAGCCCTAACGCTACGCCAACGCCGATCACGCCACCGCGCGTGCCGCTGATTGACCCTCGCACGAATCTGATTGACCGCGCTTGGTACTTGTTTTTCTTGTCGCTTAACAACATTGCGTCTGCTGTTGTTGATAATGGTGATATTGGTACTAATACTGATTCTTTGCTTGCGTCTTACGATGCAGCGCTTCGCTCGGTCAATCAGGAATTGCAAACCCTGCCGCCAGTGGTTACTTTGCCTGCGCCTGACGTATTAAGCGACTGTTGCTCTGCCTTGGTGTCTCAGACTGCTGAAATGCAAAAGCAGATTGAGGCTTTGCAAGTGCAGCCGATTGTTGACGCCGCATCTATCACTGCTGCCATTAACGCCGCATCATCAGCGCCGGTTACCAAAACCGCTGACTTTACGGTAGCTGACAATGAGACTTGGATTATTAACAACAAGTCAGGCTCAACCTGTACGGTGACTCTGCCCACGGCAAGCGCATGGTCGGGCAGATATATTACTTTTAAAAACTTGCAGGCTCAGACCTTGGTGTCTGCATCAAGCAACGTGGTGCTAATTGACAGCACAACGTCTGGCACCGCAATCCTCTTGGCAGTTGTAGGAAATTGGGCGACAATGGTGTCTGACGGCACAAATTGGGTCATTATGCAACAGGCCGCTAACAACACCCTGCTTTTGGAGTAAACCATGACCGTATCAGTAAAAGTCCTCGTAGCCGCAAAGTTTGCCGAAAGCTCGCAAACAACCCAGTACACCGCAACTGGCGTCACGGCCATCATCGACAAGTTTACCGCGACTAACATCACTGCCACGGCAGCCACGATCAGCGTGAACTTGGTCACCGTGTCTGGTTCTTCGGGTAACACCAACCTGATTACCAAGACCAAGACGCTTCAGGCGTCTGAGGTCTATACTTTCCCTGAACTGGTAGGCCAAGTGCTTGGTGTTGGCGACTTTATCAGCACCATTGCTGGCACTGCCAGCGCAATCAACATCCGCGTTTCTGGGCGTGAGGTGACTTGATGATTCACCACCACTTTAGCTCGGGTGTGTACGCTAAAGAAGCGTTTATTCCTGCGGGTCAAATTTTAGTGCAGCACGCGCACAAACATGACCACCTATCTATTTTGGCTAGCGGGTCTGTGGAACTTATTGTAAACGGCGTTAAATCCATTGTTAACGCCCCCGCTTGTCTGACTATAGCGGCGGGGCAACATCACGGCGTAAAATCAATTACAGATGTTGTTTGGTATTGCATACACGCCACTGATTGCACTGATGAAGACGCAATTGATGAATTGTTAATTGTGCCTGGGGATATTGACCAGGCGCGTAATATTGCTCAGTGTTTGAGCGAAGGAGTTTGATATGCCTTGGATGCTTCCCGCCGCAATTATTGGCAGTTCTTTGTTTGGGGCAAATGCCGCCAACAAAGCCGCTGACACTCAAGCCGCCGCCGCTGACCGCGCTGCCGAGTTGCACTACAAAATGTACCAAGAAAATGTGCAACGGCAACAGCCTTTTTTAGAGGCTGGAGTAGGAGCGCTTAACAAGCTGACCACTGCGGTTGATTACAAACCGTTTGGAATAGATCAGTATAAAGCAGACCCAGGCTACGCATTTCGTCTAAGTGAAGGTCAGAAAGCACTTGATCGTCAAGCCGCTGCAAGGGGCGGTCTGATCTCCGGCGGCGCTTTAAAGGCCGCTACTCGCTACGGTCAAGACATGGGCTCACAAGAGTACCAGAATGCTTTTAATCGTTATCAGACTGAACGTGCAGCCATGCTTAACCCGTTGCAATCATTAGCTGGTGTGGGGCAAACTACGGCTACTACTTTAGGCAATGCCGGTCAATCATATGGCACAAACGCTGGTGAAGCATATATGGGGGGTGCCAACGCACGTGCGTCTGGATACGTAGGAGGCGCAAATGCGCTTACCGGCGGTTTAAGTTCGTACTTAAACTATAACCAAGGGCAAGACTATTTAAATAGACTGCGGCTCCCTGGCGTCGGCGGCGGTAATTCTTTAATGAGCGAACCATACGCCGGTTATAACGCATCAATTGGACTACGGTCGTAAGGAACAATCATGCCTTTAGACACACGAATTGCTCTTGGGGTTCAGCCGCTTCAGCTTGCTGATCCGTTGGCGCGCGAAAGCCAAGTACAAAATATTTTGGCTTCGCAAGCCCAGCAACGAGCCGCCGGTACGCAACAACAAAGCTCGCAAATGCAAATTGAGCAAATGCAACGTCAAATTCAGCAAGATGAAAATTACGTTAGCCAAATGAAAGACGCCATAGAAAAAAATGGTGGCCCGCCGGATTTGATGCAAGCGTTTCGGATAATGTCAACAAACAGAAATCCTCAAATTTCGCAACATGGCGTAACAGGGTTGCAATCTTTGCAACGGTTGGCTGATGCAAAAGCTGCTGGCATTTATGGCACGCCTGCTGCGCCTGCGCCTGCTGCTGCACCCGTCATACCAAATGCTGGGCCTGCACCTGGCGCTTTGGGTTCGGGCACGTATGGTATGGATCAAAACGTACCCATGTTCAATCAGCCTAATGTCTCACCTCTTAATTTAGCTAAACCGACGGCTGCGCCAGCGCCAGCGCCGGTAATGAACCAACTAATGCCGCCCCCGGCTGCGCCTGTCAATCAACTTGGCGTAACACCCAAAGTAGACGCAATAAAAGCCTTAGAAACTCAGTATGCAAAGCTAGCACAATTTTCAGATTTACCCGGCGTTAAAGAACAGATGACGTTATTGGGAGAGCAATACAAAGCATTGCTTAACCAACGCAACACTGCTTTTGCGCCTATTGATGCGTCAAAATACACACCCGCATCTCTTAAAGCGTTTAACCTTAGTGGTGATCAATCTGATTTAATAGCGGTAACAAAACCTGAAAAAACAATTGGCACTGTTAGCCCCGCCGATTTCACCGCAGCGTCTGTTGCAAAATTTAATACCACTGGAAACTATGCTGATTTGGTGGCCGCCCCACCTAAGCCTGGAACCGTAGTTAATATTGACCAAAAACAACAAGGATCGTTTGCAGCCGGTCTTGGTACGGGGCAATCAAAACGAATTCTTGAAAGCCAAGCAGGCGCTCAAGACGCAGCAGACATTTTGACGACTAACGAAGTGGGCCGTTCACTTCTTAAGTCAGGCGCAATCACGGGTGCGGGTGCAGACTTTTTTGTAAGTCTTAACAAAGCGCTTAAACAAGGCGGCATTGATTTTGGCTACGCTGACGCAGCGGCTAATTCGCAAGCCTATGGCGCTGCAATGGCGGCAAATACAGGCAAACTTATCAAGCAGTTTGGCGCAGGAACAGCCATATCAGATGCTGACCGTGAATATGCTACCAAAGCGGCGGCGGGTCAAATTACGATGGATGAAGCCGCTATTCGTAAAGTGCTGGACATAAATGATCGTGCAGCCCGCAATGTAATTCAACGGCATAACAAATTGGTCAAAGGCGTACAAACCAATCTTCCATTAGAAGTAGAAATCCCAACCGCTGCACCTTTGCCCCCGCCATCTGGCGTTAGTTTGATACCTGGTTCAACACCGGCTGCTGGTGGGTTTAAATATCTCGGTAAAGAAAGCAGCAAATAATGGCTACCAAATACCGTGTTCAAGGCCCAGACGGCGCAATACACGTCTTTGAAGGCCCAGATAACGCAACGCCTACCCAAGTAGAAACGTTTGCCGCGCAAACCTTTGGCGCTGTTCCTGCGCCGCCACGACCAAAACCACAAGACTCTAGCGGCATTTTGGGTCCTATTAGAGGCGCAATTGAAGCTGGCGCAGGTTTGGTTACAGGCATGGTAACCGCGCCTATTGTAGAAGGTGCAAAAATCTATGGGACGTTAGCTAGCGGTAAATACGGCACGCCTGAAGGCATTCAAGCAGGCGAAGAATTTGGTCGTCAATTTCAAAGAAATTTTTACCAACCGCGCACTGAAGAAGGCCAACAATACTTGCAAGCAATTGGCGAAGCTGCGGCAAAAACAGGTATGCAAGGCGTACCTTTACCTATGCTAGCTGACTTGAGTAAGGGTATGACTACTGCAACCCGCGCAATACCTTTAACCCAACAAGTTAAAGCAAGTGTTCAAGCACCATTTGAGCCAATGCTCCAAGCTAGACGTGAGCGTTTGTCAGCAGAATCTTACGCCAAAGGCCCACAGCTAGACGCGGCTGCTGAAGCCCAGCGGCTAAACCTTGTAATTAATCCAACAGAAATTAACAATTCTGTTTTAGCTAGAGCTTATTCAGCGGCGGCTGGCCCTCGTGGCCCTGAAGCATTGGCAGCGGCTAACCGCCCTCAAGTCAATAAAATTGCAAAAAATGAACTAGGTCTTGACCCAACTACGCCATTAACTAGCCGCGCGCCGTTTAATCAAGCCCGCGCTAACTTAGCCGCGCCGTATGAAGACATTAAAAAGTTACCCATACAGCAAGCTGACGCCGCAATGGTTCAGCGGCTGGAAGCTATTCGTAGCGACCTAGAAGTTATTGGCGCAAAAGAATACGCGCCTGCGATTAGTAAAATTGTTGATGACGCAATTTCAAAAACGCAAACAGGGTTGACCGGCGAAACGTTACTTAAAAACATTAGTGTTTTGCGTGAGCGCGCAAAGAAAACGTACAACAATAAATCCGCGACTACAGAAGCAATAGACATTGCGGATACGAATCTTAAAATAGCGTCGGAACTGGAGTCGATGATTGACGGCAGTATCGCTAACCCAAAACTGCTTGAACAATACCGCGACGCCCGCCAAAAGATGGCGCGCACTTACGCTTACGAAAGCGCAACTGACTTTAATACAGGTTTAGTCGACCCGTTAAAATTAGCAAGGCTTACTTCTAAAGACAACGCGCTTACGGGTGATATTGCGTCCATTGGTCGAATTGTTGGTAACAACCCCGAAGCATTTACAACTGCCCCGCCATCTAAATTTTTTAGCGCGCCTCGGCTTAGTAGGTCTGGCGTGTCTGGCGGCGCGGGTGCGTTAATTGGCTCACAATTTGGATTAACGGGTTCTATTCTTGGTGGCCTAGCGGGTAGCGCGTTGGGTGAGTTTGGTGGCGCGGCGGCGGCAAGGCGTATGGCGAACCCCAACTACCAAGCGGGGTTAACGCTGCAAGATTATCGTATTCCGGTTAACCAATTGGCGGCGGCTGTTGCACCTATACCGCAAAATCGTGCGGTCGTCCCATTTGACCCCCGCAATGCGCTAGTCCAGCCTACTGATGTCGTTGGATACGCATCTGATGGTTCGCCCATTACTGCCGAGCAGGCGTTCTCGCGCCCTAACTTTGTACCTGGGCGTCCTGAAGCGCAAGTCAATGTTGGTACGCAATACGCAACTAACCAACTGCCTGCGCCCAGCGCCGAAAGCACAATGGCTGGGGTTGCCGCAGAGCGCGCCCGCGCTGCTCAAATGTCACGTACGTTGGGCCAGCAGACCGAAGCCCAGCAAGCAACGGCTGAAGCGGCTGCACGCAGGCCAACCGGCGGCGGTAGTGTGTTGGAGTTTGATCCAATCACAGGCACGTACAAAGTCGGCGGCGCAGGCGTCAAAGGCGCTACGCCCGAGATCTTTATGTCTGACACGGGCCGCAATTTAAATACGGCGTCGCAAAAGGTAGCTGCCGGGCAAAACTTTGCTTTGTCGGCGGCTGAGAAAGTTGCTTGGGAGAAAACCAAAGTTGACTTGGCTGCGGCTGCGCCAGAGTTAAAAGGTTTGTCTGACAAAGCTATTGCCAACAAGATGATGGATCGGGAATGGGCCGATGGCGCTATTACCAAGGCCCGTCAGCAAGCACAAGCGTTTGATGAAATAGCCGCCCGCGCTACAACCGACCAAGCGCGCCGTATGGCCGAAATGAAACGTGAGCAAATGCTGGATGTGCTGAACACGTTGGAAGACCAGTTACGCGCGCCGCGCCCGACATCTTTGGGCGGGCAAGGGCCAAAGACCCGTGCGGCAATTCGCAATAAATTAGCCCCGCCAGACACTGGCAACGCCCAATTTAATTTTCTGAGTGGTCAATGATGGACCAGCAAACAATCAACCTCATTTTGGGCGGCTGCATGGGCGTGGCCGGATGGTTCGCCCGTGAGTTGTGGACAGCAGTGCAAGACCTAAAAAACGACTTGTCCAAGCTGCCTACAATCTATGTGGCCCGTCAAGATTACAAGGATGATATGCGGGAAGTCAAAGAGATGCTCGGCAAGATTTTTGACAAACTGGATCACAAAGTAGACAAATGATTGATCCTGTAACCGCCTTTGCGACTGCCCAAGCCGCAATAAAGGGGGTGCAGGCAGCAATCAAAATGGGTAAAGACATCCACGCCATAGGCGGTGAGATGATGAAGTTCTTTGAGGCCAAAGATGTTGTCCAAAAAGCCGCAGCCCAGCCTAAGTCTAGTTTTGCTAAGTCAGACACCGCCCAGGCGTTTGAAGTAGTGATGCAGGCCAAAATGCTTAACGACGCTGAGAAGGAATTAAACAATTGGATGGTAATGTCTGGTCACGCAGACCTTTGGCAACAGCTACTGATTGAGCGCAACAACATCATTCAAAAACGCAAGGCAGATGAGATACTGGCGGAAAAACAAGCTAAGAAGCGCAAGGATGAGATCGAGGACTTGCTGACTTGGTTGATCGCCGGGGCGCTGGTGATACTAATGCTAAGTATGTGTTTTTGGTGGCTAACAATTTTGATGGAGAAGTAAATGAGTGAGGAAAAAATTCAGAACATGGAAGCCAAAGGGCAACTGATTGAAAAGATCACGTTTGCTTTATTGCCATTGTTATTCTCCTGCGTGGTTTACTTGATGTCGGCCTTATCAAATTTGGCCCATGAAGTCACCATCTTAAACAGTAAGATCAGTTTGGTCGTTACCAGCGACAACAAGCAAGCAAGTAACACTGGGGCAGAGCTTGCACGAGAAAAGCTACGACAAGACTTGGAAAAAGAAATCCAACGTAACCGCGATCAAATTGCAGAGAACAGGATGCACATTGCAATCCTTGAAGAAAAAACCCCAGTAAACAACAAAATCAAATCCCTGACCGGGAAGGACTAAACCATGCTTACCATCCTATCTACACTAATTTCCTTCCTAATGGGCGGTCTGCCCAAGCTATTGGACTTCTTCCAAGATCGCAACGACAAGAAGCACGAGCTGGCGCTGGCTGCTATGCAGATTGAGCGGGAACTAGAACTACGCAAAGCAGGCTTTGAGGCGCAAGAACGGGTTGAGCAAATACACAGCGCCCAGCTTGAGATGGAGACCACCGCCAAGGCCACCGAGAACCTAGTCAACGCCCAAGTGGCTGAGATGAGCGCTATTTACAAAAACGACGAAAGCCTTGGCGAGGGCACCAGCCAGTGGATGAAAAACCTGCGTGCCGGTGTGCGTAGCTTTATCACCATGGGCTTCTTTTTCTTGCTGTGCTTTGTGGACGCGGGTTTGTTTATCTACGGCTGGAACCACGGCATTGAATTTCCGCAACTGGCTGAAAAGCTGTGGGACAGCAACACCCAAGCGCTGTTTGCTTCGATTATTGCGTTTCACTTCGGGGGCAGAGCCTTTGGCAAATGATCTGGACGCTTGTGCTGGTTACAGGTATTAACATGAACGGTATCCTTGTCGTGGGTTACTTTGAGTACGAGGCCGCTTGTCAAAAAGCGTCTCAGGAATGGCGTAATCTGGGATACAAAGTTGGCTGTGTTCAAACGATGAGACACAAATGGTAACCTCTGACAAAGCTTTTGGGGTCATACGCCACCACGAAGGCGTGCGCCAGCGCCCATACCGCTGTCCAGCCAAACTCTGGACGGTGGGTGTGGGTCACGTCCTGTACCCCGAGCAAGGCCGCTTAAAGCTGGAAGAGCGCGACGCATTCCCGCTGCGCCCGGAAGACAATCGCCAGTTCAGCATGGAAGAAGTCAATGGAATACTTGCAGCAGATTTACAGCGCTTTGAGCGAGGAGTGGAACGATTCTGTCCTGTCCCTCTTACACAGGGTATGTTTGATGGGCTTGTCAGCTTTTCTTTTAATGTGGGCCTTGGAACACTCCAGCGTAGTACGCTTCGCCAGAAACTGCTTCGCGGGGATAAGGAAGGCGCTAGCGAGGAATTTTTAAAATATTGCATGGCCGGTGGCAAAGTCCTCAAGGGTTTGCAGAATCGGCGTATTGACGAGCGCGCCTTATTTCTTTCATAGCGTCCTTCAGGTCCCCGCGCAATTGCTCCAAAGCATCTTGCTGGGCCTGTAGGCGTAGATACGCCTCCAACGCAAATTTTGCTAAGTTTTCATTTGACCAGGCGGCGAAATTTGGTGTGTTTTGCATTTGGTTTAGGGCAGTCTTTGGGTGGAACGATAACGCACCATACGGCTTGCGCTGGCGCTTGGTGTTGGGCTTTTGTCCAGCTACTAATGTAAGAATCTGGCATATTACGGAGCGCCGCATAAATTGAATCAGTCTTGCGGTCTAATTGTTCGGCTAAGTCCAATACAGTCATGCCGTCACGATGCCGACGCAACAAGCGCCGGATGTGGGGGTGGTTAGCGGGGATCAAGAATTGCGTTCCTTGAGTTTGGCTTCTATGGCTTGGGCAAAGTCTTGCACCCACGCGCCATAAACAATTCGCCATTCATCACATATTGGTTTTAAATCTGCCTCTGTCAGACTAACCCACGGGCGCTTATAGACTTGGATGTCGTCGTCATCGTCTTTGCGCTTAGTGTGATGCACAAGGTACATCCCTTCCTCGTCCAGCGCCGCTGCTTTCTTTGATTTAAATCCTGTCATATGTTGTTCCCCCCTAATGGTCTATGAAATGCCAAGTCAAATGTAATTTGTAAGCTACTGCAAACATCGTAGTCCGAAAGCATTTGCTCCTCAGTTTTACCGTGACAATAAACGCGAAACAATTTGCCCATGTAATTAGGGTGGTACATAGATTCAACTTTATCCACAGGCTTATTGCACACGGCGCAAACTGGTAATGCTTCACCAAGGCTATATAAGACTACCTCGTTCATCACTTCCCCCAAAATGCAATAGCGATCATTGTCAAGCCAACTACCACAAACATCAAAGCAATCAAGCCCTTGACGCTGGCAGCAAGATCATCTATTAAGTCAGGCTCAAGCCCATTGTTTCGGTTCATAAACGCCTCGTTGGCTTCTTGCGCGCGTTGCTTTCTGATAGGGCAGTTACGCCCTTGTGTGCAGTTACCAAAATCGTTGCAGCATTCAGTCATTTGTATTCCTTTAAACGTGTGTTTAGACGATCTATACGGGCCATACTCAGATCGTGACACGCTTTTGCATACTCGGATGCCGATTCAGCTTCAAGCCTGTCTAAATGGGCTTGCGCCAGTTCGCGGGTGATGACCTCTACTGGCGTCAAGTCGCGGTAGTAGTCCTTCAAAAATTTAATAAATTTCATGGTAATTTAGCTTCCTTTAGTAGTTCAAGTCTCTCCCGCGCGACGCGCAGGGTGTTGTACCGCTGGTGCATACGCTCCAGTACGGATACTCTTTTGAGCGTATTGCGCTCGTTGTTCAGTAAGCCCAGCACTTCCTCTTCGGTCAGTGTGGGCAGACGGTCATTTAGACTTCGCCAAGTGTTTTTCAATTCGTGTCTCCAGTTTGGTGATCAGGTTAACGCAGCGGTCGTACGCCCGGTAAGTGGCGTTCAACTGGCGCGCGCGCGCTTTGAGTTCGGCCTTGGCCGCTTTGAGTTGTGCTTTCAATTGATTTAACATAGTTCTTCCATTGCAATATCAGAAATAGCGCGTTTGTCGTGCAGCGCGGCCCAGATGCGTTCGTCCACCGTCTTGTTAGTCAGCATCACGTAGCACCACACGTCATGCCGCTGGCCGCTACGATGCAAGCGCCCGATGGTCTGTTCATACAACTCAAGCGACCAGGGCAAGGACAGGAACACGATCCGGCACCCGCCGTACTGGAGGTTGAGCCCGTGGCCTGCTGACTTGGGGTGGACAAGCAGTAACTCAATGGTGCCTGCGTTCCACCGTTCAATTGCCCGGTCGTCGTCAAGTGTCTGAGCATGGGGGTAACGCCGCTTGAGTTCGGCCAGTTCCTCTTGATAGTTGTAAACAATAAGCGTGTTAGCACGTTGGTTCTCCTCCAGTAACTCATGCAGCCGGTCAAACTTGGCCGTGTCAAACCACACGGGCGTTTGCACCGTCACCCACTTGCCAGGTATCTCCGAGGGCGTTTGGACGGTGTGGTATACAAACCCGCTGGCAAGCTGCTGCAACTTGCCGGTCACCACAGCGGCGTTGATGGCCGTGATGTCTTGCAGCTTGAAATCCTTTTTCATGGTCTCATACGGCTTGCGGTCGTACAGATCGCAGCGCACTTCCACTGTATGGAGCGGGGGCAGCTTGTCGCTATACTCACCCGCGTCCAAGACGAAAGTGGCAGGCTTAATCACGGCCATGACTTTCTCAAGACTGCCCTTACGAGGCATCCATTCGCCAAAGTCGGGGTTGATCAGCACGAAATACTGCTGCTGAAAAGCGCCCTTGCTGCGGCCTAGCAGGCTCTGGTCAACGATCTTGCATTGGCCGAACACGTCCTCCAAGCCGTTGCTGGTGAACGAGCCGGTTAGCCCCCAGCGAATCTCGATGGGCGCGAGAAATTTGAGCAAGTCTTTAAAGCGTTTGCCGCTGGGGTTTTTAAGCCGCGTCAGTTCATCAAACACCACGGCGTCAAACTTGCCCGTGGGCAGGTTCTCATAGTTGGTCACCACCACCTGGGCGCTAGACGCCAGCGCAGCGGCCCGCTGCTTGGGCGTGCCCACGGCGACGGCCAACGTCACGTCGGGTGCCCACTTGGGCTGTTCGACGGGCCAG